ATGGCAATAACCTTATCGCAAAACATATCTATCCATACTATGATGAAACAGGTCAGATGATTGCGACAAAGACAAGGTATGTTAAAGATAAACAATTTTCAATTCTAGGTTCGACATCCAATTCTGGATTGTTCGGTCAGCAATTATTTAATGGTGGGAAGTATGTAACCATAACAGAAGGTGAGGTTGACGCAATGTCAGTCTATCAGATGTTAGGTTCAAAATATCCAGTAGTTTCTATTAAGAATGGAGTTGCTTCAGCACTAAAAGATATCAAGAAAAGTTATTCTTGGTTGGATAAATTCGACAATATTGTTATCAATTTTGATAATGATGAGGTTGGAAGAGAAGCAAGTGTTAAAGTTGCAGACTTATTTCAACCCGGGAAAGTTAAGATAGTTAAACTTCCCGAAGTGTACAAAGACGCAAACGATTTACTGCGTTCTAAGAAGTATGAGGAGTATGTAAAAGCTTGGTGGAATGCACCTATACATGCACCAGATGGTATCGTAGAGGGTAGTCAATTACTTTCTGAGGTACTAAAACCAATAGTAAAATCCAGAATAGATTATGGATGGAAAGGACTAGATGAGTTAACTTATGGTATTCGTAGTGGTGAGTTGGTTACTATTACCGCAGGGACTGGACTTGGAAAAACATCAGTCATTAAAGAGTTAGTATATCATATATTCAAAAGTACAGAGAGTAACATTGGAATGATTATGTTAGAGGAAAGTCCTAAGATAACTGCATTAGATATCATGGGAACAGAAGCTAACTTACCTTTGCGAAGACCCGATATTAATTTATCGGATGAAGATAAAACAAACTACTTCAACAAGACAGTAGGTACTGGTAGATTTTATTTCTACAATCACTTCGGTTCTAATTCAGTAGATAATATTATTGCTAGAGTTAGATACATGGCAAAAGCTTTGGATTGTAAGTTCATAGTTCTTGACCATATAAGTATGATAGTATCTTCTCAAGAGTTTGGTGACGAGAGAAAAGCACTTGATGAAGTAATGACTAAACTAAGAACACTAGTACAAGAAACAGATATTGCTTTGATTGTAGTGTCTCACTTACGAAGACCAGATGGTAAGGGACATGAAGAAGGAGCAGTCACTTCACTTGCACAACTTAGAGGTTCGGGTTCTATTGCTCAACTATCTGATATGGTTCTTGGATTAGAAAGAGATAGTCAGAGTGAAGACATAGCACAAAGAAACACAACCACATTGAGAGTATTGAAGAATAGATTTGTGGGTATGACTGGTCCTGCATGTTACTTATATTGGGACAAAGATACTGGCAGACTTAACGAAGTAGATAAACCTCAAGGTGATGAGACAGAAGAAGATAAATTTTAAATGGAAGGGATTAAATCGTGGGTGAAAGAAAATTGTTTCTGGATATCGAGACAACCGAAATTGTTAATGGTTCTGAATTACCTAACAAGATTTTTTGCTTGGTCACTATTTGTGACAAGGGCAATCTTGTATGTTATACTCCGAATGATTTACATAAATTTCAGAATGATGCGAAGAATTATCAAGAGTTTATTGGACACAACATCATAGGATTTGATGCTCCAGTAATCAAGAAAGTTCTTGGTGTAGATTTATTTAAGATAGGAAAGGTTACTGATACACTTATACTATCAAGATTGTTTAAACCAGTAAGAGAAGGTGGACATTCTTTAAGAGCATTTGGAAATAAGTTTGCTTACAATAAGTTAGAGTTCAAAGATTTTTCTGAGTTCTCTTTAGAAATGTTAGAGTATTGTATTCGTGATGTTAAACTTCTTAAAAAAGTTTATGAATTATTACAAAGACAAGGTAAAGGTTTCTCTCAAAAATCTATAGACTTAGAACATGATGTTGCAAGAATTATTGAGAAACAAGTACAGACAGGATTTCTTTTTGATAGTGAGAAAGCACACATACTACTTGCTAGACTTCAGAATAAGATTGATGAAGTACAAAGTAAAGTTAGAGAAACTTTTCCACCAATTAGAATTGAAGAAACTTTTATACCTAAGTCAAATAATAAAGCAAGAGGTTATGTTAAAGGTGAACCATTTACAAAGGTTAAGTATCAAGAGTTTAACTTAGGTTCACGACAACAAATAGGTGAACGACTTATGAAACTAGGTTGGAAACCTAAAAAGAAAACAGACAAAGGTCATGTAATTGTTGATGAAAAAGTTTTATCAGAGATTAAAAACATTCCCGAAGCGGAATTGATAAACGAGTTTCTTCTACTGCAAAAGAGAATTGCAATGATTAATTCTTGGATTGAAGCGGTAGCAGAAGATAGGAGAGTACATGGAAGAGTTATTACCAATGGTGCAATAACTTCAAGAATGAGTCATCAGTCGCCCAACATGGCTCAAATCCCTGCTGTGTACTCTCCTTATGGAAAAGAATGCAGGGAGTTATGGACAGTTCCTAGCGGATATAAATTAGTGGGAATAGACGCAAGTGGACTGGAGTTAAGAATATTATCCCACTACATGAACGATAAGGAGTATATTAATGAAGTCATTAATGGAGATATACACACTACAAATCAAACTCTTGCAGGGTTGGAAAGCAGAGATACTGCAAAAACATTTATCTATGCGTTCATTTATGGGGCAGGTGACAAAAAACTCGGAAGTATCTGTGGAAGGTCTAAAGAGTATGGAAGAAAGATTAAAGAAAGATTTCTTAAGTCTTTACCAAGTCTTAAAAAGTTGCGAGACAGAGTGGACCTCGCTTGTGGAAAAGGATATCTCAAAGGAATCGACCAAAGAAACCTCATCATCAGACAAAAGCACTCAGCAGTCAACACCCTCATCCAAGGAGCAGGGGCAATAGCAATGAAGAAAGCATTAGTATTATTAGACAGAGAGATTGAGAAAAATAATATTGATGCTTTGCCTGTAGCTAATGTCCATGATGAGTTTCAATATCAAGTAAAAGAAAATCAAGCAGAACAACTAGGACAACTTGCAGTTCAATCAATTACTAATGCGGGTAAGGAATTAAATATAAGATGTCCATTAACAGGAGAGTATAAAATTGGAAACAACTGGAAAGAAACACACTAAGACATTAGATACTTTAGTTCCCGATATTAATAATCTACTTACTAATCTTGGGGATGGTAAGAAACTGAAAGTTTCAGATGAACAACTAAATAAATTTTTAACTAATATCAAAGACGCAATAGTTGACTGGACTAATCCAGTTAAACAAGATAGAAGTTCTTTACGAATGTCTATACTTGGAAGACCATTGAGACAACTTTGGTATGACAAACACAAACCAATAAAGAAAGAAAAATCAAATCCTTCTTTACAATTAAAGTTTTTGTATGGACATATACTTGAACATCTTGTTTTATTCTTAACTGATTTAGCAGGACACGAAGTAACAGACCAACAAAAGAAAGTTAATGTTGATGGTATTATTGGTCATATGGATAGTAAGATTGATGGTGAAGTTGTTGATGTTAAAACTGCGTCAGCATATTCATTTAAAAAGTTTGAGAATGGAACACTTGCAGAGGATGACCCATTTGGTTATATCGCACAGCTAACAGGATATGAAGAGAATGAGAAAACAAAACAAGGTGGTTTTCTTGCAATCAATAAATCAACTGGACAACTTGCTTTATACAGACCAGATGATTTAACTAAACCAAATATTAAAACTTTAATTAAAGATGTTAAAGAGAAGTTAGATTTAAAAGAAGTTCCACCTAAATGTTATGAACCAATACCACATGAGAAAGCAGGTAACATGAAACTTCCTGCGGGTTGTGTATTCTGTTCACACAAAGTTGAGTGTCATAAAGATACAAACGAAGGTAAAGGATTGAGAGCATTTAAATATGCAAGTGGTAATGTGTACTTCACACACATTGCTAAAGAACCAAAAGTAGAAGAGGTGAAGATAATAGAAAAATAATTTATGTTGAAACACAAGCACTTACTTGTAAGAGCAGAAGTATTAGACCCACCCAAAGATTTAAAGTCAACTAAACTTTGGTTAAAAAAATTAATAAAAGATATAGACATGAAGATACTTGGTGGTCCATATCTAAAGTATTGTGACAACATAGGAAACAGAGGATTAACAGCAGTTACTATTATAGAAACTTCGCATATAGCAATGCATGTTTGGGATGAGGACAATCCCTCACTTGTTCAGCTTGATGTTTATTCTTGTAAAGATTTAGATGAAGAGATTGTTTTTTCTTATCTTTACAAGTTTAAACCAGTAAAGATGAGTTATAGATATTTTGATAGAGAAGTTAATTTTAAACTAATAAAGGTACAGAATGAATACAAAGCAAATAAAAAAAATTAGAAGAAGAGCAAAGACTATTATGGTAGAATGGCTTCACTCTCTTCTACCAGAACACGAAAGAAAACTAGTTAACGAAAAAAATGTACTAGATTATGCACCAAAACAAACACACTATGTATTTCAAAATCAAGTGCGACTATCTGCGTGGTCGTATAAGTGGATAATTAAGAAGTTAAAACGAAATCCATACTTGACATTTGAGCAACTTGATGCTATAATAAAGGGTACTGAAAATATTCCAAGCGGTATCAAAAGATGGTAAGATATAGGAGCAAATTTGAAAAAGAAATTATTACTAACCTTCCTAAAAAGATTAAGTTCTTTTATGAATACAAGAAGATAAACTATGTTCAACCGGCTATTCTTCGGACTTATCTTCCCGACTTGTATTTTCCTCATACTAATATCTTTGTTGAGTTAAAGGGTAGATTTACTTTAGCTGACAGAAAAAAACATCTGTACTTACAAAGTATGGGTGACTACGATATTCGTATCTGTTTTCAAAACGCAAAGGTAAAGATAAATAAAAATTCAAAAACAACTTATGCTGACTGGTGTACTAAGTATAAGATTAAATTTTGTGACAAGGTTATACCGAAAGGATGGATGACAAAGAATGGAAAGCGGTAAAGCATACATAGTATTTACACCAGTTGGTGTGGGCAAAACAAAAAAGATTGACATTGAGTTAGTTAATCTTGTAGAAGGTGACAGACAGGTAATGACTTTAGCACAAGGAACTTTTTGGTTTGCTAAAAAAAATCCTCAGTTAGCTACATATATAGGTATGAATGAATTTGAAAAGATAATGATAGGAGAAATGTTAGATGACAAAAAACATAACTAAAGAATATTTAGAGACAGCAGTAAAATTAATTACAGGTGACAGGGCAAATGATTATGGTGATAAAGTAATTAATCATCAGAACATTGCTAAACTTTGGTCAG